AGCCCAGCACACGGCCCGGAGTATTCTTGACTATCGTGGCATTGGTGGACGCCGCCGATACAATGTGTGCGCCTGATGCGGCGCCGGTAGCATTGGCGCGGTATTGCTGGCCAACGTCACCGATTGCCGCCGTGCCTGCCACAAGCGCAGGCTGCGTAAAGGTTACGGTCGCCGTGCCTGTGATTGACACCGAACCAATCACCGGAAGCGGCGCTATGCCAGACATAGGCCGCACGCCAGCGATATAAGTTGGGACGTTGGCGTTGTCCTCAATGCTCAGGAAGCCAATCGTCCAAGTCGTGCCAGACGCGGGCGCCGTGGTGCCATTCTGCGACCAGACATAGAGATACAGTTCTACGTCATCATCTGGAATGTTTTCAATTCGGCTGGCGCGTGTGGAAATGAACGCCGAAGTTGCGGAGGCAACTAGAGCGTCAGCCCAATAGATGTTTCGCCCATCCGCCGCCACATTCATCACATGACCGGGCGACGCCGTTGTGTTGATCGTGGCTACCGTGTCGCCGCTGTTCCACCCACGACGCTGCGCGTCCACGTTTGCATTAGTCGCCGTCGTGCCGGTGTATAACGTCCGGATGTAATTCCACCCGAACAAGTCCACCGTGCATGACCCGGAAGCAGGCCAGCCCGCGACGGTGAAAGTAATCGTATTCACGCTTGGGATCGCAGCTATTGCATAGCGCCCTGGCACGCCCGCCGCGCCGCTGATGGCGCCCACGAACATAAATTGCCCAACATTTTCAGCCGTGAAGCCGTGCGCGACTTTGGTAACTGTGATGGACGTGGCGCTATTGATCGTGCAGGCCAAGCCTTCACCGATCACGTCCGCCAGCATCACATGGAAGTTGTTATTGACGATGCGTTGCGACAGGATCGTCTTGTGCCGCTGGATGAACGCGCCTCGGAAGCTGGCGACTGACCGCGCCAGAAATTCGCTTCTCGCCGTGGTGCCTGCCGCAATCACGAGGTTGCTTGACGACTGCGAAACCGTGACGCCCGTGCCAACAGTCCGTTGCGTCAATTCAGACGCCAGCAAGCCAGAACCGGACGCGGCAAAACCCACGCTCCAAATATCCGCCGGCGCCTGCCGCACAACCGCGCCCCGGTCGCCATAGATGGGATGCGAGGTCCGCACGTCCGGCTGATTGGCCGCCGTCGCGGCACCCGAAGGCAACGGCAAGGAGGCCGCCGAAACCGGCACCGCCGCCGCGCGAAGCTCCGCGTCGGTCAAAGCGCCTGTTACCGCAATGCCACCCGGCGCCGTGATTGGTAAAGGATTGGACGTGCCGATGTCAGTAATGATCTTGGCGTCATCGGCGCCAGTGAATGTAGCCAATCCGACAACCTGCGCTTGCACCGAATCGCCAGAATAAGTGACATTTCTGGACGCAATCTTTGTGCCATCGCCCTGCGTATAGCCTACGTTGTCAGCCATCAGTTCATCACCGTTTCAACGCCCATGGCACGTCCGTCAGGGCCTCGCACCACGCGCTTAGGCGCCGCCATAGAAGCCGACAATTGCGCCAAGGCTTGCGTCTGCACTTGCGCCATGTTTGCCTGTTGCTGTTGCATCATTTCAAGGCTTTGCCCTAATGCGGCAAGGGATGCCGCCAATTGCGTCAAGGCGCCCTCGTTGCCTTGCACCAGCGCTTCACGGTCAGGCAGTAGCGCGTCCTTGCGGGATTGCATCATCTCGGCCTCACGCAAGCCCATTTCCTGCGCTTGTAAACCTGCCTTCAAACGAAACTCTTGCTCGCGCAAGGCCAATTCACGCGCTTTGAAATCGCCTTCCATGGCAAGCCGTTTATCATCAGCCTGCGCCTTCAACATGGCCGCGTCCGGCTGCTGCTGTTGCGGCTGCTGCGCCATCTGCTGCGCGCGCTGCTCAAGCGCCTGGAAAGCCTGTTCAATGGCGCCCTCAAGCTGCCGCCCGGCCCGGAACCGCCGCGCAAGGAACACCGCGCCTTGCCCCACCACCGGCAGCAATTCCGGCGCTTGCTGCGCCATGGGCAGGCTGCTTGCCATGTAATTGCCCATCGCGGTCAGGAACTCAGTCGCGGCCTGCTTGTCGCCCTGTTCATCAATAGCAATCGTGCTGTCGGTCTCGATCTCAATGCGGAAACTCCGCATTGCATCTTGGCGCAGCAATTCCACCGCCGGCATAAAAGCCTGCTGAAATTCTGGCGCCTGTTCCTGCAAGCCCGACATCAGCGCAATCGTCTGCGGCTGAAAATGCTCGGCAATGATCTCTGCCGTCATGGCGATCAAGTCGCGCGCAAATCGCGCCACCTCGGCCTGCTGTTCCTGCAAGCGCAACGCGGCAAACTGCCCCTTGATCTGCTGCGCCGTGGCAGTCTCGGATGGTGCGGAATAGCCGCGCACGATATCCGAAATGCCAGTGATCTCGTAAATCTGCGCCTTTAAGGCCTGCTCGCGGCCCGTCAATTCGCGGATGGTGGCGATCACGCCGTCCAGCGGCACGAAATCCATTACCCCGCGCAAGCCGCCCTTTTCGGAAAAGGCCGCCCAAGTATTGACCGGGATCAGATGGTTGTCTTTGCCCTCCTGGAACAATCGCCCAAGGCTTGCATCCTGCGATGCGTCATAGACGCCAGACACACGGCAAGCCTCGGTCAACTTGGACAAGCGATAGGTGACATCGTCAAGGTCATTGGCCTGATCCTTGTATAACAGGAAATCAGGCGTCGGGATCAGGCTGTCAGTCGTAATCGTGGCAAACAACGGCTTGGGGCAAGGGAAGAACTCGCGCAAGCGCAGCGGGTCTTCACGCTCATCAAGCGGCGCCTCGTATCCCTTGGCAATCCAGCAAACCTTGCGCTCCGCCTTGTCCCAAATCTCATAGACCTCAGCCCGCGCGGCCATGCCATCGCGAAACCGCGCTTCTGGCGTGTCGGGATTGTCTTGCCGCAAGCGCGCATTCAGCGGCACGGCCCGGCCAATCTCTTCACCAAAGCGCTCAATCAATTCGGCGCGCGTCATCTGCACTTTGCGCGAAACCCATCGCACTTCGCGCCAGGTCTTGGCCGGCGACATAAGGTAATCGCGCCACGCCACATAGTCATGCGCCACTTCCTCAAACACCAGCATATCGCCGGGTTCTTCTGGCGTCTCGGCCTCATACTCGGAAGCGTCGTCAGTAATGCCCACGCCCTCGGCAGGCGTCGGCGGCTGCATTTTCTCAAAATGCGGCACATAGCGCAGCCAAGCCGTGCCACGGCCCACGATTAGCCGGTCATCGCGCGCTTGCTTGATCACCTCGTCGAATTGGTCGCTATCAGTCGCAAAGGTGACGGCGCGCTCAAGCACTTCCGCCGCCGTGCGTCCAATCGGGTCAGCATCCTTGAAGCGCCGTTCAACCACCGGCTTCGCGCGGCGCGCGTAAAGCGCCGGCTGCAAGGTCGAGACATTGGACCAAAAGATGTTGATGCGGCGCTCGCCGTCATCCGATGAAGACGCGTTCTTCCGCTCGTCGCGATATCGGTCCAAGCATCGCTGCGCCGTTTGATACCAGTTATTGCACCACTGATCGGCCTGCTCGATCTCGACAATCCACCGGCGGTATTTGCCGGCAGGCGTGTCATAATCAAGATCGTCGGGTTCCTGCGACATTACGCGAAAACCCTCCTCGGGGCAGTTGGCACAATCAAACTAGCCTTGAAGGCATCAGGCATTTTGCCAGCCCATGCCGCGTTGACGTGGAACCCTTGCAGCGCTGCGGGCGGCTTGGTCATGACGCCTTGGGGGGTGTATTCTGCCGGGTCATACAACGTGCCGATAACGTCCAGCGCCACGGTCTCAGGCGGTGCGATCTGGCCGCCTTCACGCGCAAATCCCGCCGCGTCATAGGCCGCGTCAAAAGCCGCGCGATTGGTAAAGCGGTGGAAGGTGTAGGTCCAGGTCATGCGGTAAGCGCCTGTAAAACGCTGTTTGATAGGCTGGTTGGGTAAATCACAATGCGCCGAAGATATGTTACGGCATTTGCACCAGCGGCGCCAAAAGATTGAAAACGCAATCTATTCAAAGACGGCAGGGATAGGCTTGACTGCGTAGCTACCGATCCACCGTTAGCGCAATATGCCACGTTGCCACCAGAATACGCGCCTATATGCTTGTGAATGGCTCCAATGCTCAATGTTTCCAATGCAAGATTGGTTGTTGATCCCGAAATTATTACATTCAAACTTGACGTTGGCGCGACGCTTGTGCGTTGTGCCACCGCAAAAGAGTTGTTTGTTGTTCCATCATCAAGCGCGACAAGCTGATTGATGGAGCCGCCGGCGCCGGAAAGTCTTGCATTCGTAACCAATTCGGCAAAAAGGGAAAAATCAGAAACGGTTGTTATGTTCGCCGTGCCGGTCTCAGCGGCGCGGGTGACAGAAGCCGCGCCGGTGATGATTGGGCTGGTTGCAAAAGTGCCCACCTCGCATTGTGCCACGTCCACCGCAATCACGTCGCCGCTTGTCACCAAACGGAAGCCAATGACCGGGTTAGCGATTGTCGCAACCGGAATTTCAAACCGCTGCCACGCGGCGGTTAGCGTGATGGCAGTCCAAGTCGCGCCGTTGTCTTGCGTGATCTCCACCGTGCCGCTGCCGGTAATGCGCCGGGCGAAGAAGCTGCTGACATGCGTGGCACTTGCTGAAGTGATCGTTTGCAGCGCCGTCCCGTTTCCGGCCGTGGCGGTCAATCGTGACGCGCTATTGGTAACACCAGTAATGCCGGTGACGTTTAACGCGGCGGTGATGTTTGTCTTAACCCATGCGGTTTGTGTGAAATCGCGCGAATGCAAGGCGATGTTGGTGCGGGCGCCTTCGGTCAGCAAACCGCGCGCCTGCAACGTGGCAGGGTCATAATCAAAGCGCGCAACATTGCTGCCGACTTCCACCAGATTGCCCGCGCTGTTGTAATGCCAAGCCGAAGATGCCCGCGCAATGCTGATGCGCGCATCAAGACCGCCTGCCATAAAATCAAACACGGCGCCGCTGACGTTGCCGCCCGCCCGTAGCCGCGTGTTGATGCGCTGGCCCAAGTTAGCGGCCCTGGCCCGCCGTGACGTAAAGCGTCGTGCTTTGCCCGGTCGCGCAGATGGCCGCGATCTGCGCCACGCCTGGCGCCTTGCTGACCACCTTGGACTGCCCCGCGCCAATCGGATAGCCCGCCGTGGTGGCGGTCGCGCCAAAGGCAATAAAACACGTCAGCGCTCCCAAATTCTGCACCTCGATCACGGAAGCCTGCGCCCCCGCCGCACCAAAACTGGCGTTGCTGCTGGCATCCGTCACGGCAAGCGTGAGCGTCTCGCCGGGTGAAAACGGCGCATTGATTGACATGGCTTGAACTCCATCACCACCGCGAAGCGCGCGGTGCGGTTTTCCACAAATCGTTGAAGGTGGCGGTGTTTGACGCGCCAACCGATACAATCGCTCCCGGCTGATGCACGGGCTTCTGCCGCACCCATGGGCGGCTCATGCAAGCGTAACGCGCTTCGTCCGGCGCGTGATCCTCGCCGTCGCTGTCCACATCTTCCGGGCGGTCCGGATCGTGCTGCAACGCCGGCAGCGTGCGGATTAGGTCGCCGCATGTGCTGAAAATCAGCAAACCCGGCCCGGTCTCATCACCGCGCAACCTGGCCCGCACTTGATCCCACCCGCCAAGCGCGCCTTGACGCGACACGCGGGCATTGTCCGCCGGGCGGAAGAAAACCTTGGCCGACCGCGCCATGCGCTCGGCAATGGATGGCCCACCATCGCTGCTGAAAATGGCCGGGTCCGCCACGCCGTGAAGGCCATTCTCAGGCTTAGGGTCGCCCGCCTCACGTTGCGCGATGCCTTGCGCCACTTCCTCGGCAGTCATCCGCAAGCCTTCATTCGGCTTGCCGGTTGACCCATACCATTCCCGGTATCGCACCAGCGCGCCGCGGGGGATGTCCTGCAGCTCGCCGTCAGAGACAGCCCACCAGCCCACCGAAAAAGGCCGGGCGCTGCCCCAGTCCAAAGACCGGAACCGGAACCAATGCTCAGGCAATTCGCGCGGCGCAATGACGTGCCGGCCCATGTCAAACTCGGGAAAGAACGCCCCCGCGATGACAGACCAATCGCCCTCAAGCCAAGCCCTAACCAATTCAGGGGCACCGCTCGCCCGCAGCCTCGCCACATAATCCGCGCCCAAATGCCGGTTATCGCCAACGCGGGACGGGATATAGACCCGCTCCAGGCCGCTC